CCGAATGAGGACTTGAGAGCCCCTGAGCGTAAAAAAGTGCAAAAACCTTAAACAAATCGAGGAAATGAAGGACGTCGAGTACGCCATCCAAACCTTGCCGCAGACGCTTCTGCGGTGGGTCGTTGCTCAGGCCCGGTGTGGTTCGTCGACACCCGAGCAGCTTGCCGCCCAGTTCATCCCGAACGCCAACGACCCGCGGAGGGCAATAGTTACCCGAGGCCTCACCGAACTCGCCAAGATGCCGGAGCACCGGCTGCCCCCATCCGTCCGATGACCCAGACCGAATACGCTAAGGCCGCAAACCTGACCCGAGGCCGCGTCTCGCAGCTCGTCAAGGCCGGGATGCCACTGACCTCCCGCGAGGCTGCGGATCAATGGAGAGGCATGGGTGCGCGCAAGCGGGCATTGCAAAATCAGCAGGTTGCTGAACCCGGCCCATACCGCCCCCCGGAGGCCACAGCCCCGGACCCTGCACCTGTGGCCGAGGACACCCCGCAAGGTGCCTACGCCCGCCAAAAGCAGATCGAAAGGGCAGCCTACGCGCTTGCAGCCCGAGCCCTCAAAAACTCACAACCTGACGCCGGTCGGCTGGTGTCGATCCACGCCCAAGCCGCTCGCAACCTGACGATCGCTCGACAGGAGGTCCTTGATCTCGCCGAACGCGAACGAACGCTTGTTTCCGGGGACTGGGTTCGGAAGATCATGATGGAGCACGACGGGGCAGTCGCGACGCTGCTTAGGGCAATGCCTAAACAGCTATCTGGACGGATCGCCCCTCACGACCCGGAACACGCGGAGCGCGAACTCGAGCGATGGGTTCAAGAAGTCTGCCTTGCAACGCTTTCACAAACGGATCCTTGGAAATGAAGAAACCCGACAAAATTGAGCAGATCGCAGTCGACGACCTGCTGCCATACGCCAAAAACAGCCGGACACATTCTCCGGAGCAGGTCGCCCAAATTGCAGCATCGATGGTCGAGTTTGGGTGGACAAACCCGGTTTTGATTGATGCGAACGGCATGATCGTCGCCGGGCACGGTCGAGTCTTGGCCGCTCGAAAACTCAAGATGGATTCGGTCCCATGCATTCGGCTCGGGCACCTGACGCCGACGCAGGCAAGAGCGTATGTCATAGCGGACAACAAGCTGGCGCTCAATGCGGGCTGGGATGAAGAAATGCTGGCTGCCGAGCTCCAGTCAATCAAAGAAGAAGGACTCACAATGGACCTGACTGGATTCACGGAGGAGGAACTTTTTGAAATCCTTGGATCTAACGAGGGCACCGACGAAAACGCATACACTGCAAAAATAAAAGGCTTGGTGTATGAGATTACTGGGGAAAAGCCAACAATTGACCAAATGGTTGATCGGTCAAAAGCTGCAAAGCTGGTTGAAGAGATAGAAAAGTCGAGCATCAATAATGAGGTAAAGTTATTCCTTGTAACAGCGGCGCAACGTCACGTGGTGTTCAATTATAGCAATATCGCAGAATACTACGCTCACGCACCAAAAGAGGTTCAACAACTGATGGAAAAGTCCGCTTTAGTGGTTGTCGACATGGATTCTGCAATAGAAAACGGCTATGTCGAAATGACAAAAACAATCGAATCAATTCAGCAAAGGGCGAGGAATGAATGATGCAATAGAAAAGTTTGCTGCTTTTATTTTGACCCATGGCAGGGCGGACAACGTAAAGACTGTCAACACGCTCAGGAAGCATGGATACACTGGGCGCATCGTTTTGGTTGTTGACGATGAAGACAAACAAGTTGTCCAGTACGAAAAAAAATTTCCGGGAATGGTGCAAATATTCTCAAAGGCTGAAATTCGCAAGAGGATCGACACGTTTGACAACATTCCAAACAACCTCACAATACTGCACCCAAGAAATGCCTGCTTTGATATAGCAGAAAGACTGGGAATTGAGACATTTGTTCAGCTAGACGACGACTACAGGTCTTTCGAGTCAAGATATCCAGAAAGTGGGAGGCTGAAGGTCCAAAAGGTTTGCGATTTAGATGCAGTGTTTGCGGCAGTCTCCAAGTTCTTTTGGTCAACCAATGTATCATCAATTGCTCTTGCTCAAGGTGGCGACTTCATTGGTGGTGTAAATTCAGGAACAATTTTTAGGTCTCCAATTTACAGGAAAGCGATGAATTCGTTTTTCTGCTCTCCCAAAAGAAGGTTTTTTTTCGTTTCACGAATGAATGAGGATGTTTCGACGTACACAACACTCGGGTCTCGAGGAGCTGTATTTGTTACGACGTTTTCAGTCATGCTCCAGCAAACCCAGACACAGTCACAAAGTGGTGGGTTAACCGAAATGTACCTGCAACACGGTACTTATGCAAAATCATTCTACACTGTGATGACGATGCCGTCGTCCGTAAAGGTTGGAGCAATGACTGGGACCTCAAACCCAAGAATCCACCACTCAATTGATTGGGAAACTACAGTTCCAAAAATTGTGAGACAGAAACACAAAAAGTGAGCTTGCAACAAAACAAGCTATCGGATCTCCAGTTAGACCTCCTCGAATTCCGCCGTCAGCTCTACCGCCCGACGCCTCGGCAAACCGTCGTCGAGTGGGCCGAGGGAAACCTGAAGCTGACTCAGCGTCAGACTGAGCACCCGGGTCCGTTCACGACGTCGATTCGCCCCTACACGCGTGAGCCGATGGAAGCATGGAAGGACTCATCGGTCTCGGAATGCACGCTCTGCTGGGGGTCTCAGACTGCAAAGACCACGACGCTGATGGCTGGTCTCGCGTGGCTCATCGAGAACGAGCCTTGTCCTGCGCTGTGGCTTATGCCCACCGAGAATCTGGCGAGGTCGTTCAGCAAGTCCCGCTGGCTGCCGATGCTCGAGGACTGCCCGGCTCTTGTGTCGAGATTCCCGACAGATCGGGACAAGCTGACGAATCTGGAGCAGCATTTCGACAGATCCACACTGACCTTCGTCGGGTCGAACTCCCCGGCGAATCTGGCATCCCGACCTGTCCGGATTCTGATCGCTGACGAGGTCGACAAGTTCGCCGCCGCTACCGAGAAGGAGGCCGACGCGCTGGATCTCGCCGAGCAGCGCCTCAAAGCATTTTCCTCATCCAAGGCGTTCCTGACGTCGACCCCGACGACAACCGAGGGCCGAATTTGGCAGCGCTACCTGCGTGGGGATCAACGTCGATTTTACATCCCCTGCCCGAACTGCAAGGAGTCGATCCGGCTGGAATGGCGACAAGTCAAATGGGACGAGACCGCCAAAATGCCGGACGGCAAATGGGACTTCGGTCGTGTCCGCGCTTCTGCCCACTACGAATGCCAGCTCTGCAAGTCTCCAATCTCCGACGCGCAGAAGGTCGCGGCGCTGCGGTCTGGCAAATGGGTTGCCGAAAACAAGGGGGCGCTGCCCGGGGTCAGGTCGTACCATCTTTCCAGCCTGTACAGCCCCGACCGCAAATGCACTTGGGGCCATATGGCGGTCTCCTTCCTTGAAGCGCAGGACTCGCTGCTCGGGCTTCAAGGTTTCATCAACGGCTATCTGGCCGAGCCGTGGGAGAACCAATCCGCCCCGCGACAACGCGAGGAGATTATCGTCGCCGGGGCTGAGGGCTTGTCAGAAAAAGCGGTCAAGTTCCTGACCGTTGACTGCCAAGCGAACGCTCCGTTTTTCTGGTTCGTGGTGAGGGCATGGAACGAGGACGGCTCCTCAAGGGCGATCGATGCTGGATCTCTGGACACATGGCAGGACGTCAGGGACAAGCAGATGGAGCACGGCGTGCAAGATGTTCACGTCGTCATCGATTCCGGCTACGACGCTCCTGCCGTTTATAGCGAATGCCTTCGTTTCGGGCGCTTCCACCAGCGGTCCGGGCGAATCCCGCTTTGGGTCGGCTGGATGCCAGCGAAGGGAATGCAGCGCAGGGGCTGGCGAAACCCGAAGACAGGAGTCGACGAACCCTTCTTCCTTCGTGGCATTGACCCACGGGTGGGCGACAACCGCGGAGGGCAGGGCAGGCTTGAGCTGAAGCTGCTGGAGTTCGCCACCGATCCATCGAAGGACATCCTCGACCGCCTGCGCCGCGGGCAGACACCGACCCGGTGGGAGGTCTCCGATACGGTCTCGAAATCCGACTATTGGCGGCACCTCGACTGCGAGCACAAGGTCGCCCGGCTCTCGACCTCAACAGGCCGCACGACGTGGACGTGGCTCCCGAGATCCCGCAACTGGCCGAACCATATGGCCGACTGTGAGGTCATGCAGATTGCGGCTGCCATCTTCCATGCCCGACTGAAAATCAGCACCAATGCCGACGGAACTGCTCACCGTTAA